AATTTGGATGACTAAGTTAAAAGAGAACAATAGACATGCAGAAAAGGTAGTAAAAGGATTTGGTATCACATAATACAAAAGAGCTTGACTATATAGTTTTGGTATGCTAACATACTATTACGTTCAACCCAAAAGGGTCGCAAGTAAGTCACGGAACGGAGCGTTCATCTCCTTTGGAGACGCAAATGACTAAAGGAACGGGGCTAAAAATCCAATTACTTTAGGAGTAACACAATGGCACAAGTCACTTACCGTGGTGTCAAGTATGACACTGATACACGCAAAGCAACAAGCACACATCAGGTTCAAGAAACCTATAGAGGTGTTAAGTTCCAAAAAGAACTTGCTTCTGCATAAAGAATCAAGGGGGTTTACATACCCCCTTTTTTAATATATAATAGAACTATGAATAGGATCAATGCTTCATATGAGAGACCAACTAATAAGAGCAGTTCTTGCTCATGCTCACGGAGAGATTGAAAAACATAAGGCTAATGTCAATGTTTATCTTGAGCATCCAGCAGGTATAGGAGAGCACTCAGACATCACAGAGGCAATCCAATGCGAAATAGATAAGATTGCAAGATATCATGATCAAGTAGAAGTTATTGAGAAATATTTTAAATAATGGATAGAGAAAGACTAAAACTAATAGTTCAAAATCTTAAGCTGCTTGTAGATTCATTAGAGTCTGAAATATATTCTGATGTGTCAGCATATAAATACGAAAGCACACCCCATCTTACAGACTACGACGAAGTATTTGATGACGATGATGGGTATCCAGACTAGAATGAATGAAGGACAAGAAGGCAGCAAAGAAACTTTTAAGATTAGCAAAGGAGCATCCTGATTGGTATAGTAAGAAAGATATATTTTATGCTAAACAGATTAAGAAACAACTGAAACGTGACAAGAAACATTATGAACGTGAAATTGGTAACAGTAACCCCAAAGGCAGAAGAGATGATGGGGTACGTGGCAAGAGTGAGCAACCCAAAGAATCAGGACAATCCAAAGGTAGCTGGGTTGTTAGGTTATTGCATAAAGCACGGTCATTGGTCGGTCTTTGAGCAAGCACATATGACTTTGGAGATTAGTACTACCAGAGGATTAGCAGCTCAAATTTTAAGACATAGATCATTTACATATCAAGAGTTCTCTCAAAGGTATGCTGATAGTAGTATGCTAAGTAAAGAGATACCTTTACCAGAACTAAGAAGGCAGGATGATAAGAATAGACAGAACTCTATTGACGACTTAGATAGATTTGTAGTGCAAGATTTTGAACTGAAGATGCAGAGACATTTTGTAGATGGAATGAAACTCTACAAGGAGATGTTAGATGCTGGTGTTGCTAAGGAGTGTGCTAGGTTTGTCCTACCACTTGCTACACCTACCAAACTATACATGACTGGTTCTGTGAGGTCGTGGATACACTATATCAATCTACGTTCTGCTCATGGAACACAGAAAGAACACATGAATATTGCTGAAGAATGCAGAAGAATATTCTGTGAGCAGTTCCCTAGTGTCTCTCAAGCCCTTGAGTGGGTCTAAATAAAACTACACAATAGTCTTACCTATGCCAACATACCCTGTGAAAAATCTCAAGACTGGAGAGACTCAAGAACTCTCTATGACTATGAGTGCCTATGATGAATGGAGAGAAAAGAATCCTGACTGGGATAAAGACTGGTCTAAAGGGTGTGCTGGAGTTGGTGAGATAGGAGAGTGGCAAGAGAAACTGGTTAAGAAGAATCCAGGTTGGAATGATGTATTGCGTAAGGCATCTAAAATGCCTGGTGCAACTGTGAAACCTTTCTCTGTTTAATTATGCCAAGAAAGAAGAAGAATGGAGACCAACCTATTGGAGTTGGATTAACATCTAAGCAGATGAAAAGAAAGAAACCAATCAATACTGATATGTTAAGGGACGTAGAAGCCCTTACAGATAACCAGAAAGCTTTGTTCGATTCCTATGATACAGGGAAGAACTTAGTTGCTTATGGTGCAGCAGGTACAGGTAAAACATTTATCACTCTCTTTAAAGCATTGGGTGATGTTTTAAATACTTCTACTCCATATGATAAGATCTATATTGTAAGGTCACTTGTTGCCACTAGGGAGATAGGTTTCCTACCAGGAGATCATGAGGATAAGTCTTACTTATACCAGATACCATATAAGAATATGGTTAAGTATATGTTTGAGATGCCTAGTGAGGCAGACTTTGAGATGTTGTATGGCAACCTCAAAGCGCAAGAGACTATTGGATTCTGGAGCACCTCATTCATTAGGGGTACTACATTAGACAGAGCTATTATTATAGTAGATGAATTCCAAAACTTGAATTATCATGAATTAGATAGTATAATAACAAGGATAGGTACAGACTCCAAGATTATGTTCTGCGGAGATGCTACTCAGACTGACTTAATTAAACAGAATGAAAGGAATGGTATTCATGACTTCATGAATGTCCTAAGGATCATGCCATCAGTAGATATTATTGAATTTGGTATAGAAGATATAGTAAGGTCAGGTTTGTGTAAAGAATATCTACTTGCTAAAACGGAATTGAACTTATGAGTTTTACCCATTGTAATTTTTTAGGTGATCTTGAATTAGATAAAAAAGAAACTCCTGGATGTAGGTTGTACCAATTACCAAGTGGTAAGTGGGTTCCATCTATTACATCAGTAACATCTTTTTATAATAGACAAGTCTTTATCAACTGGCGTAAGAGAGTTGGTATGGAGGAAGCGAATAAGATAACTAAGAAGGCTACTGCTCGTGGAACTGACTACCATGAGGCAGCACAAAAGTATCTAGAGAATGGTGAACTGGATTGGGATGATTATACTCCTGTTACTCAGTTTATGTTCCAGCATAGTAAACCTTATCTGGATAAGATAAATAACATACATGCTATAGAGAGGACTCTTTACTCAGAATACCTTGGTCTTGCGGGTAGAGTTGATTGTATAGCAGAGTATGAAGGAGAGTTAGCAGTAATAGATTTTAAAACTGCAACCAAGATGAAACCTGAGAAGTGGTTAGAGAACTACTTTGTTCAGGAAATGTTTTATGCTTCTGCATACTATGAGTTAACAGATATACCTGTTACTAAACTCATCACCATTATGGTAACTCCTGAGGGTGAGGTAAAAGTATTTGACAAAAGAAACAAAGGGGATTATATTAAATTATTAGTAAGATATATTAAAGAGTTTGTATCTAACCACACTGGGAATGAAACTAATGGATAATGAATTAGAGAAAGTATTAGAGAAGAAATTCTTTTGTCCTACTAGATTTGCTCAGGCTATAGAGCAGATGGTATTAGATAATCCTCAGATGAATTATATAGATGCTATCATTCATTTCTGTGATCAGAATAGTATAGATTTGGAATCAGTTCCTAAACTTATTCCTAAACCTTTGAAAGAGAAGATTAAATATCAAGCACAAGAACTTAATTTTTTAAAAAGAACATCTAGAGCTAAGTTAGTATTTTAATGATGCCTTTTGAGTGTTATAAAACATACCTTGCGATGAAGAATCACTTCACCAAGGAAAAATTTGACTATCAAAAATTCGGAAACAAGCTCAGTAGGATATCTGTAAAGTCTTTTTATAATAGGAAGGATAGGTTTTACTTTGAGAAGATGTCAAGGATGTATCCTGATAAGGATATAGAAAACTTCTTTGTATCTAATTTTGTAGGGAGAGACGATCCTCAAGCAGTATACATGGCTACCATTCTTAAGAAAGGAGAGCATACTTATAGGGAGTGGCAGAAGAGAATCCAATCATTAACATATGTGTTTAAGAATGAGACAGCAGAGTTGTTTGATGGTAGGAAGATTGATGATGTATTCAATTGCTCTAAGGGACATCCTCCTATTCTGAAGAGTCATCTAGGTGGGAAGACATCTATAGAGACTATGATTATATGTGATAAGATACTGGGGTATAAAAATAATTTTGATAATAAGTTAGATGATGTAGTGTGGAAGAGTGTGAGTATGAAAATGAAAAAGTATTCTCCCTTCCTAAATATAGATGTATTCCACTACAAAAAAATCCTTAAGGATTTAGTACTTGACACTGCAAGGTGACTCAAGTATACTGGATACACACAAGCCAAATCTCAACAAATACGAGGTAATCTAAATGTCTTTTGATTCTCTAAGGAAACAATCCAAGTTAGGATCACTAACTGATAAGTTAGTTAAAGAAGTAGAGAAGATGAACTCTTCTCCAGGAAGTACAGACGACAGGTATTGGAAAGCAGAACTAGACAAGACTGGCGTAGGGTCAGCAACTGTCCGTTTTCTCCCAGCTCCTGATGGTGAAGAACTTCCTTGGGTTAAAGTTTATTCTCATGCTTTTCAAGGTCCAGGTGGATGGTACATTGAGAATTCCTTAACCACAACAGGTGGTAAGGACCCTGTTTCAGACTACAACCGTACACTATGGAACAGTGGTAATGAATCAGATAAGGATACAGTACGTAAGCAGAAGCGTAAGCTTTCTTACTACTCCAACATTTATGTTGTTAAAGATCCTCTTCATCCTGAGAATGAAGGGAGAGTATTCTTGTTTAAGTATGGTAAGAAAATATTTGATAAGATTCTGGAAGCAATGCAACCAGAGTTTGATGATGAAACTCCAATCAATCCTTTCGATTTCTGGCAGGGTGCAAACTTTAAACTGAAGATCGTTAATTC